TCAAGTGTAATTTTATAAGATAATGTGTCAACGGAATCCGCCAACGTCTTTACTTTATACACTTTCAAAATCTTAGCGGCGTGGGTGTCAATATTGAATTCCACAGGAGAAGCAGCAGGGACAATATCGTCTGCCGAAAAGGTGTTAGCAATCAAGCCCCCACCCTCGCATTGTTTTGGAAATTCAGCCCATATAGGAACACCACCACCAAACTCGATGGTTCTCCTTGAAAAAGCATTAAAATTTCTTGGCATTTTAAATTAGTTTAAATTATTTTTAATTCGTTTTTACTTGGTTTTGGATGTGATTCCCATACCAGCAACCGCCTTATCAAGAACACTTTCAGTGTGTTTCTGACCTTGTTCCGCAACCTGGCTTTTACCTTGTTCTGGTAATCTCGGCGCGTGTCCGTCTCCATAGAACTCTGTCATTTTAGAATCAAACGTCAGAAGTAATTTATCCGCAATTTGTTCATCAGTAAGAGTTTCATCCAATGTGTCCGCAGTTGCTACGACTTGAAGTACAGGTTCCTTCGTAGCCCCTTTAGCTTTCATTAGATTCTTAATGGAGGCAAGACGAACCTGATTCGCCTTATCCTTGTCCTGAGCATCCAATTTTGCCTTCATGTCAAGCAGTTGCTTTTCAAGAGGACTGGTTACTCGTTTCAACATTCCTTCCAAATCGACCGGTTCTGGTTCAGCCTGTTCCGTTCTTGGAACGTACTGGTTTCTCTGTCTACTTGCATCAGCTTCCGTCTGGGTTAATTCAGCCAAAGCCTCATACTGTGTAATCTGAGCTGTAATAGCCTCTGTCAATTTGTCAGGTTCTAAAGTACCCAAAGCGGAGATGTTGGTCTCAATTTTGTTTACCAGCTTCGTGATTGTTGCTGCTTTCAACCCGTACTTTGCGTAAGCCGTTTTGACCGCTTTTTCAATTTCTGTCATGTTTTTAACTTTTATTATAGTTTTTTAACATTGACAAAGATAATAAAATATTTTTAATATGCAAAACTTTTATGTTAAATTTTGCAAAAAAGTTTTTTTTTACTATATTTGTAAAAAATATATTGAATGATAGCTCAAATTTGGAGTGGATTAACATATAAAGGTAAGCCTGTATATACAAATAAATATGCAAGGTGGGTTGAGGCTGAAAATTTACAGAAGGCGCATGACGGTATTGAAATAACGAGTTTTGTTCCACAAGAGGGGTTTCAGGAGGAAGTGTGCTATTGTCCGGCTGATGTTGCAATAATAGGAGGGAAAAGGGGATCCGGAAAAAGTCTTGTAATGAATTTACTCCCTGTTTACGGAATATCAAATCCACTATTTTCATGTCACGGGTTTAGGCGAGAAAAAGCGGATTTAGAGAATGGATTATGGGCTACAAGTCAGGTTTTATATCAAAAGATTGCTGACGGAATGGCCGATATGGAATGGAAGTTTCCGTCCGGAGCAAGGATAACCTATGAGCATATGGCCGATGAGAATAAGGCCGACCAAAGATACCGTGGAGTTGAGATACCTTACATTATAATGGATGAGTTACCTCAATTTAAAATAGATACGTTTTTTACACTTCTGGCAAGTAATAGAAATACAATAGGTATAAGAAATAGATTCGTGGCCTCATGTAACCCCGTTTCGTCTCGCCATTGGGTTCATAAGTTTATCAAGTGGTATATAAATGAAGATACAAAAACTATTATACCGGAGCGTTCAGGGAAAATGCGATACTTCTATAAGTATGGAAAGACTATAGATGAAATAGCCTGGGGTAATACTAAAGAAGAAGTTTATAAAAAAGCAAAAGGATATATTGATAATATACTTGACCCAGGAGAAGATTATAAAAAACTGATAGCATCTTTTTGCTTTATAGAGGGTTCATACGCTCAAAATAAAATATTTAAAGCCAAAGATCCATCCTACAAAGGAAGGCTTGCTCAACAGGGCGGTAATCAATCCATAAAAGATATAAAGGGTATATGGGCAGATGATGAGGAGTCTGAGGCGCTCCTTAACCAGGAAGATATTGAAAAACTGTTTACCAATACGCCGCAAACAGACGGACGTAGATGCTGCACTGCTGACGTTGCTCTGGCTGGTGACTTCTTTGTAATGGGAGCTTGGCAAGGTAGGCACCTGGAGGATTTCATAGCATTTCATGGAGTTTTATCAGATACGGCAGTTGATATATGCAGAAATTTCCTTGAGGTTCATAGTATTAGGGAGGAAAACTTTTTATATGATGAAAATGGACTAGGACTGTTCTTAAAAGGATTCCTTAAAAAAGCCAAAGGCTTCAATAACAAACAGGCTGCATCTAACCAAAAGATTTGGAATAATCAGAAATCAGAATGCGCAGAAAAGTTTGTTCAAGGGGTTAAACATGGGAAGTATAGTATAAACCCAGATCTGCGTTTAAGGATGTTTGCGGGTATGCCGTTTGAAGATAGATTGTTGTCAGAGAAAAATGCGCTACGTCGTAAAGAAAATGACGGTGGCAGATTTGAAATAATATCTAAGCCCGACATGAAAAAGTTCGTTGGGCACTCGCCTGACTTAATAGAAATGCTGTTTGAAAGGGAGGGAATAGATGATTCAAAAGGGACGTTCCGAAATGTGGGAATGCTATAATATAATAATGATACAATATGGAAAATTACAGCGTAAATGAGATTTTATTAAAAACACCCTTTAGGCGAATACTGCCAAACCCAGTAGTCTGGTCGGGAATGGATACGTCTGATACAGCCAAAATTCAGGTTCCAGCAAGTATGGCAATGTACCGGACTATAAATCAGGACGTATTTCTTAGGGAGTATTATCCGTCTGGACACCAAATATTAAACCCAGCTTATTATCCGGATCGGCTAAAGGTAGACGAAGATGGCAAGACTTATATAAGTTACGTTCAAAGGTATAGCTCATCATGGCAAAATACAATCACCATAAAGCAACTGACTCACCTTTGTGGCAATCCCATCGTATTTAAAAATGCGAATGTAGATATGCAGGAAAGCCAGGACAAAACTATGACAGCGCTGAAGCAGGGGTGGATTAAAAAGAATTTAGAAGTAGGTTGGTACGAAGCTGCAAAGTCAGTCAAGATAACAGGGGACGGTGCTATTTGCTTTTATCTTAATAAAGGCAAGCTCGGATGGAGATTATTTTCCTATATTAACGATGAGGTCTTATATCCTCATTACGATTCTATTACTGGAAAATTAAAACTGTTCGCAAGGAAATACAAACAATATGAAGAAGACGGAATAAACGTCGTTAATGAATTTGTGGATGTGTATGACGATGCTATGGTGACGACGTATAAACGTGATGTGGCCGGGGGGTCTGTTGTAAAATTTGCTAAAAAACTATTTGGTCTTTCCGGATGGGTGGTCGTCGGTAGGCAATCTCACGGGTTCGATCGTATCCCAGTGGCTTATATGCGTGATAATGGTGGGGCTTGCTGGAGTGGAGTTCAGCCATCTATTGACGATTTCGAAATAGCTGTTTCGCAATTGTTAGAAAATAATCAATCCTATGCGTTCAGAATGTTGTTTTTGAAGGGAGATAATATTGATGTAAGGTACGATGCAATGGGCCAGCCGACGACCGTGCTTGGAGATAGAGAGTCCGATGCAAAATTCCTGGAGAGAGCGGATGCCGCATCTACGTTTGAATTGGCGCTAAATCTACTAAAAGACAACATTCTAACTGGGTCATTTACGGTTTTACCTCCTGACGTTTCGAGTGGAGGTAATTTACCAAGTGTTACCGTGAAGATACTTTACTCACCGGCATTGGAAAAAGGAATGTCGGACGCTAAAGAGTACAATCAATTCGTTGATGATATGGTGGCAATTTTTAAATATGGTTACGGGATCGAAGTTGGTAGAAGCGCAGAGTTTGAAAATCTTGATGTGCAGGGGAGCATAGACCCCTACATCCCGCAAAACGACAGTGAGATTATCCAGAATATAAATGCTTCCGTAACATCAAAGTCTATCTCAAGAGAAACCGGTAATGAACTCCATCCGTATTCTGCATCCAATGAAAAGGATCGCATAAAAAAGCAAGACGAGGCTGATGCGAAGAAAGAGGAAGATTTAGCAGCGAAGAAGGTTGCTGATGCGGCAGGAAATACGAATAATAGCGGCATGAATGATTTTAATAAAAAAGAAGAATTGAATGCGGCGTTGACTGAATAAGGCTTGATAGGAAAAGTAAACCCCGCTATATACAAAATGGCGGGGTTTTTTTGTTATATAAAAAGGCAGCGATGGAAATCATGTTAGTTTTGATAAGGCGTCTTGGTAGGCGTTTGATGCATCGAGTTCGTTTATAAAATACCCTAAATGCTTAATTTTTCCGTTAATTTTTATACAGGCCTGCCACTTTTTTGTAAGTTTGTGCCAGTGCACCCCCGTATATTTGGATGATAATCTGTCTTGATTTTTTCGATAACCTAAAGATAAATTAAATCTATGCGTTACAATTCGTAAATTTTCAACCCTGTTATCAGCCTTGTCTCCGTTTATATGGTCTATATCTATTCCATGTCCATTTGGAATATGGTTTAAAAAAGCCATTGCAACAAGCTTGTGAATCATCTCGGTTGTATGAACTTTGCCAATACATAAGTTCACCTTTGGGTATCCTCCTCTATTTAATGAGCTTTTTAAAATTTTTTCATTTATTCTTCTTTGCCATATTCCGCAATTGCCTGACCGAGATAAGGATTTTACCCTTCCTAAACTACTAACCTCATAGGCGCCCTCGTGCCCGACGACATCTCTCCAAACTTCTTCTTCCATAATCACTACAGCCTTTCAAAAGTCTTGCCAGAATCGGTCATAACGAAATAAGTCTGGTCGGAT